ATCCTAGTTTCATCTGTATAGTTTTTCTTTTTAAATCCCTTAACATTTTGATAGCCATGATATTTACACTTGTAAACATTATTTGCAAGTAGATAACCCTTCATTTTACAGGGTATCTTTTTACCAACTCGCAACCCGGCACGAGTAAAGCCTTGACAAAACACTTTTCTCATGGGTCTACCTGGCATAAATTAACTCCTATTAATTACTTGTTTATTGAATTTATGAAATAAACCTGGCACTACTTATTTTCCCATGGTTTGATCCCATTACGGATATTATATTCCTTTTTTTCTTTGTATCTGTGATTTGTTTCTTTCTTTATTTTGGACAATGCCGACAATATTTTATCAGCATTTACATATGTTGCACTCTTCTCTCTCTCATTATCTTGTTTACGTTCAATGGCTAGTTTGCATAAATAGATATTAGTTTTATCTTCTTTTAAATCTTCAATAGGGAGCTTAGATAATTCATTTAATATCTTCTCCCTATCCCCTGCAAAACTCTTAACTATTTTACCTATATTATTAATGTATATTGTTTCTTCTAATGTAGCCGTGTGACGGCTATCTTGGGTATGTGAGACGGCTATCTTAGACCTTGAGATAGGTGTTTGACGGCTATCTTGATAGGTGTTTTCAGCTCGAAGAAATACCTCATTAACAATATAAGTTTTACCAGATCGACCTCGAATAGATTTAACAATATTCAAAGTATTTAAAGTTTGTAAGCACTCCTTGATTGTAGTTCGGCAAAGTCCCGTATCTTTGTGCATTGTTTCATGTCTTAGGTTTGCTTCATATCCATTTTTCTTCCAAGCATATTTCATTACAGATAAGAATACATTTAAACAATTAGACTTATGCACCCCCTCTAATTTATCTAGATGATGATAAATTTTATAAGTTATATGTAAAAATCCCCTTGATATATTCATTTTTTTCCTTTCTTACAGTTTTTACTATGGTTTATATGTAGGTTTCGCAAAATGTCGACCCATTGATCCTCATTCATTAACTGAAACTCTGTCTTAGAGCTCCGTATACGCTTAATTCTAAAAGTTAGGCTCCCATGTGTCGTTTGTTTATAGAATACTAAAAAGCAAGGTATGTTTAGGCGTTCAGCGATGATCTTTGACAAGGTTGTAGCCTTATATTTCTGGTCCTTATCATAGCAAGTCTCAATGATTGCTAAAGGCTCATAACAATACTGACAGCACTCAACAGAATCAACATCAATCATGGCAATTCCGTCATATTTTCTATGCCAATCATTATAATCGCCATTACTGAAAGCGTAGGTATATCTAGCCATTATCTTTTTTTTTATCTGTATAAATTTCGTACCATGCACCACAACCTTTACAATCGTAGTATGAAATTATGTTGTGAGTTGAATCTGGATCAATATCTTCCATATCATAATCGTTTTGCCATATCACATCATCATTACAATAAAAACATTTCATTTTTTATTTATCCTTTCCTTTTATTATTATTATTTCGTTTTCTTTTTCTTCTAATTCTTTTTCTAATGCTAAAATTATATTAGCTTGTTTTTCTATAAACTTCTTAGCTCGTTCTAATTCTTTTTTACAATCTGTTTCATCGAAGATTCCAGAATAAGTCATTTCTCGTATAATATTTTTTTAACCACACATCTAGGATAAGCAGTTATGTTTCCAATAGATAATTTATCCTCATCATAAGAATAAGAAGTAAAAATTTTTAATACTTTAGAATCTTTATAATAAAGATAACCAATATCTTCACACCAAGAATAGCTGAACTTATCAACATCAGATAAATCGTCATACCATTGCGAAGAGGAGCAAATATCTTGCCAAATTATACGCACCTTTTTATAGGGTAATTTTTTCTTAGTCATTTTAGTATCTGTTATATAACTTTTAGAGCTATTGACAATAGACAATAACGGGTGTAATTACAGTATAAAAACGGAAAGGTATAAATGGAAAACGATAAAATACAAAAAGCTGAAGATTCCTTCTTACTTCGTCAGAAGAAAGCATTTTCAATATTTAATGGTGGAGAAGGATTGGATCATTGGTCTTACTCATCAACATCAACACCCTTTGCAAAAAATATTTTAGGTTACTCATTCCCTCAAGAAGTTAGAAGGAAGTTTCCATTTAGATATAAAGCAAACTTTGGCAACCTAGTAAACAATGTGGTCCAGAAACAAATCGCAGATGTAATTTATAAATCAAAAACAATTAAAGAAACAGAGTGGGATAAAAATTATAATGTTTGTTTTAAAGCTGAGCAAGAAGCAATCAACAAGAACCCACCCGTAGATGCTAAAGATAAGTATGGCAGAGAAGCTATGATTAAGTTTGCAACAGATTGTATTCCAATTACAAAAAAAGTTGTGCAAGAAATTATAGGTAAAGATAAATTAGTTTGCGAAAGATATGTAGAGCTAAAAGAATTTGACATGATCAAGCCTGTGATTGGCAGAATAGATTATGAAAGTAAAACAAAATTTATAGAATTAAAAACTAAACCACCTAATTTAAGGAAGGTTAAAGGTAAAGAAGAGTGGAACATGATCACTCAAGAATTACCTACAGAGCCTACGATTGAAAACCTTACACAAACTTCGTTCTACTACATGGCAACAAAGAAGATACCATACTTGGTATATGTTAATGACAAAGACTATGTCATCTTTGATAAGAGCCATGAGTTAATGAAGGCAGATCACTTGCAACATCTTTATAATAAAATGATTGATAAAATTTTATTGTGGGAGAAGATGATTATGTTTTGTGAAGGCAACATTGAGAAGTTAGCTTTGATGATGGAGCCACCAGACTTAAATCATTTCTTTTATTATAAAGATTTAGCAGATGAACAAAAACAACTAATCAATAAACTATGGGGTATTAAATATGAGTAGTGAAAACAACAACGTATATAGAATGGGAAATAAAAATATGACAAACATACATAAGAAGTTACACAACGCTTGTAATCATGCAAGTGGTGTAAGAAAAGCAAGTAAGGTTAAAGGAATGCCTTTTAATCCTTTACTTCATGATGATGTGCAAAGAGTAGCAATGTCTGCTCTATTAGAAAATGGTTTATATCCAACCTGCAATTACATTACAGATGTGACAGATAAATTTGTAATCGTCACTTGTACTATGAGAATAACTGACATTGATGATCCAGCAAGTTTTGTTGTGATTGACGGATGTACTGCAATGGGTGGTTTAGATAAATACGGAACGGGTCAAGCAATGTCATACAGTAAAAAGTATGCGTTCTTAAATGCACTCAATCTAAAAACAGGAATGGATTTAGAAGATGGTTATAATGCAAAACCATTTGAGCAAAATTCTGTGGAGAAATCTACAGAACCTACCTATCTTGATGATGAGATAGATGTAGAAGAGATCATTAACAGGATCGAACAAACTAAAACTGAAAAACAATTAGCTTCGGTTAAAAGTCAAGTGAGATCAGTTGTTAATCATCTTAAAAATAATAACTTCAAAGCATACGAACAGATCAGAGATGTAAGTAGTAAGCATGAAGTCAAACTAACAAATAATAAACAGCAATTTTTAGATAACTAATTGTTGTTTATATAACTAAGGAGTAAACATGGATAATCAATCCGATAAGATATACATCAACCTAACCAAGAATAAAGATTGGAAGTCTCCAACAGATAAACTTCCAGTTTATATTGGTCCTAAGAATATGAAACATCCAGATAAGAACTGGACCATTGGGGTCAATATTGGTGGCAAGTGGTATAACCAAGCTGCGTTCCCGTCAAAAGATCAAGACGGAAATGTCAAGGAAGGTGAATTGACAGTAATTTTAACACCGAGTGGAGCAGGAGCAACTAAAAATGCCTTTGCAAAACCAAGTGAAGGTGCTAATAACGAATATACCTTTTAACTTAGGCTAAAGGGTATTCAGCAGGGTGGGGTTTTTTTTCCCTTTCTAATCGTTTTCCCCACCTTGCTAAAACAGGATTTAATATGACAGATAATATAAAAGAACCATCACATTACATAGCAAACAAGATTGAACCTATTGATTTTATAATTAAAAATGAATTTGATTTTTGTGAAGGCAATGTAATTAAGTATATTTCTAGATACAAAAGAAAAAATGGTATTGAGGATCTTAAAAAAGCTAAACAGTATATAGATTTTTTGATTAAAAAAGAAGTTGAAAAAACTAAATAAGTATGACAAAATTTAAAAGAATTATCAATGGAGAGTGTCATTTTGAAATGATCGAACTTTTTGATGATGTACAGAAAGCTGCAAACAACTCGAATAGAGGAGAGTTTGTAGAATGCAAGATCAACAATTTAAAGTTTGATTTTGCAACAGTAAAAAAGGAGCATGATGGAAAACATCAAGATGCGTCTGCAGAAGCTGAAAGACCTTCAAGCGAAAAAGCACAAGAAGTTCTTGGAAGCGAAGTACAGAGTAAATAAGTATCAACAAGATTCTTATAAATTACTTTGGCAAATAGAGCAGACAAAAGAACAGTTAATGGCATATAAATAGTCATTAACGTAATGATTGAAAAAAAAGAAAGGAAACTGTAGGGGATCTATGACCATAAACGTAAGCACACATTATAATAAACACATAAAACACTTAGACCAAAACACATTTGTATATAAAGTTAAGAAAGCATTTTACCTTCTTACGAACCAAGAAGAAAGATTATATGAGGTAGGGTTCTCGGAAGGATTTTTATATGCTGCAAAACTTTTACAGAAACAACCTATTGATGATAGTAATAAGAAAATAATTGGAGTTGTTTACAAGAACGCAAATTTAGAAACTGTTAATAAGATAGTAGATAAGGTTTGTGAAAAATATCTTGTAAGTAAACATGATGTGTTTGGCAAAGGTAGAACTAGAGATGTAGTTAGAACAAGAAGTATACTTTATAATCTTTTACATGAAGAATATAATGTAAGTATCTCATCTATTGGAAGAGTGTTTGGTCAAGATCACACTACAGTTTTACATTCATTAAACAATAAACAAAACAAGTCTAGATATTGGGGTAGCGAATATTCTATTTGGAAAGAGTATGAAAATTTAAAAACAGAGTTGTTGCCAATAACTACTTCTTAAATCCAGACTTCATATTTCTATAAGCCTTAGAACTAATTGTAGATTTCTTTTTGGTTCTTGATGTACCAGCTTTCTTACGTTTGTTAATATTATAGTACAAACCTTTTTTAGCTGTCTTACCAGATTTAGTTTTGTGA